ATAACGGCTGGTTTTTTCGTAACCATTTATCTATATTTTCCGAACCATCAAGCTCACCATTCTGATACGCATTCTTGGTTTCTTGCTGAGAGATAAGGCTAGAACGAGATTCTATCTTGTCGCTATAGAAACTAGAAAACACGTCTTTAGTATCTTGGTCGCTCCATGCGTCTAGTTTCTCGGTAACGAAATCTTTATAGTTAGTGACTACTTTAGTGGCGCGTTTCTCTAGACGAGATACTGACTGTTTCGATAGCCCACCAAAATCAGCCAACACTAGATCTAGGCTAGCTTCATTTACTATTTGTGCGCCTGTCACTTCCGCACCTGTACGCATAACACTAGTAAGCTCATCAATAAATTGTTGATCTAGCTCGCTGATACCTGTAGCATTCGTAGATTTCTTATCGAAGATTTGTTGAGCGATCTTTTTGAGCAGATTTAGAATTTTTTTTTGAGCCGTTTGTTCTGTTTCACTCACACGCTTAGGGGTGAAAGCTCTATTTTCTTGATGGTCAGGGCAAGTACAGCCCTCTAACATTAATGGTTTAAGACCCATATTCAAAGATGGTTGCTGAGGGGCAAGATCAGGCGTAGCTGCAGGTTTAACAGCTATCATCTTCCAGTCATCATTAAGACCCAATACTACTGCTGCTTGTTCAGGTGTAGCTCCCGATTGTACAAGACCTACAAAAGCCCTTACTTGTTCGGTGTTCACTTCGGCTTTAAGTTTTTGCTCTTCGACAATATCAAGCTCTACATCATCCCACACAAAAGTAAAAGGAAGCTCAGGCAGGTTGCATATTCTGGCTAGCTCATTTTCGAACGATGAGAAGAGGCGCACAAGAATAGCTTGTACTCTACCCATAAATTTATTGTCAGCTAGGTTCTGATTTTGGAAAGTAGTAGTTGTAGCGTCACCATAGATGATAGGGCTAACACCATAATTAGAAGTAATAGTTGTCTGCGTGAAATCTACTATCTCAGATATAGCAAGTTTATTGTTAGTAGTACCTACTACAGTAACTTCAATATGTGGTTGTGCTGTACCTGCAAGCATCGCATTACCACTATCTATTACAGACTGGTATACAACGCCTTGTGCTTTAGACGCACCCCTGTTAGCTTTCTCAAAGGCTTGCTGCATAGATTTATATTCGTCATGAGTACGAGCATGAATAGTAACAATAAGAGACGGTGTAGCACCATTATCAAACATCGCCCGCTGATACTGATTAAGCCTATCGCGTATCGCTGCCTCTTGAGCTGAAGCTGAACCAGGGGACACTCCAGTAACTCCATCATCCGGTAGTAAAGAATACTTAAGCGTAATAATGCTATCTCGATAGAATTTTTGTAGACCGCCGCCCGCACTACCAAAATCTATCTGCCATTCCTCCTCATTCTGCGCAGTGAATCCTTTACAGTCGTCAGGGACAATAGTAAACCCGCCAATAGTATCAAGCGTAAAACCACCTTCGGGCGCGCCAGGTATCTGAGGGTTATTACCATTAGGATGCCACAAAAGTAAAGACATCTCTGACTTAGATAAGAAACCCGCTACGAGCGTATCTATAAACTGCATGAAACCCATACGATCGTTAGGCCTTATCATAGTATTCCAAAACTGATACTGTGCGCTAACGTCACTATCAGGATTAGTAAGATTCCCTAAATGGATATTACGTTTAGAAATCTCGTCACAAATAGCAGAGATAGGCGCAAAACCATTATCGTACGCAGATCGGGCAAGCATACCAGGGGTAGTATATTGGGTAGATAAACTCGTTTGAGCCACGTTAGCAAGATCATTACTACTAGCAAATACTTTAGTTTTATTGCTGAACGGATTAAGTCTCATTTATACTCTCTCAAAATATCTGCCATCGCAGTCTCTAATATATCACGCCTGTGAGTCCAATACCATACATACCTTAGCGCGTCAATAAGATGATCTTTACCTGTAGGTATCTTAGATGTAAAAGTACCGTCTTTAGATTCAGTATAACGATAATCTAAATATTCCTCTTCTAGGTTATTTCCGTATGCAACAAATTTTTCTTGAGCCATCTTTTCTAGCTGACCGTTAACTCCAACATGTACACCGTTAATGTTTTCTTGTTTCACACATGCAACTACTTGTAAACCTGCTTGTTGCATTTGAGTGATAATTTCGGGGCGTGCATTATCCGCTACTATAAGACTATTAGGTGGTGTGGTCATAATTGTCTTAGCTATGATCTGGTCGGGTGTGAGTTCAGTTTGTAACCATTCTTCATGGGCATACAGGCCACCATCTATACGCCATAACGATATGAGGGCGCACGGGTCAGGTCGGAAACCGAAGTCTAAGCCGTATCCTAGAAGTTCTTTAGCTTGTGGTGGTGTGTTGACGAACTCCCAGCCTTTGAAAATGTTTCCTTCTAGTTCGCCTACTTGTCCGAGGCCGTATACTTTCCACCAATTACTATCACGGTCATGAGATTCGATGTCTGCTTTGATCTTGGGTGGTATCTCTTCATTGTCTAGATAGGTGAGTATTTCGAAGCTTGCATCTTCACGAGGGATTATCTTGTCATGAGCCCAGAATTTACTAGTAGGGTTATAATCTAAGAAAATGAAATCAGATGTACGCATAGCAAGCTGGTCGAAAACATCCCACTTGATACGGTTAGCTTCATTAACAAAAAGTATATGCCTTGCAGCTCCACGGGCTTTCAACTCTTCATCCAGTCCTACGAACTCTATCTTAGAGCCTGTAGCTTTACATGTGAAAGTGTGGTTGGTTTTGTTTTCGTCGAAATATATCCAATGATTAGTCTCGCTTAAGATACGTTGGAAATCTCTCATAGCGCCGAGGCGTAAAGCAGGAAACGTATTAGTGGTAACAGTAATGATTATGTTACGGCGTTGTTCAGCTAAAGCTATAAGGTAGATGAGAATGTCGAAGGTTTTACCTGCACGCATCCCGCCTTGTACTACACGATAACGGCCGTCCATAGCTTTGATTTTGTCATAGCCGCTAGTCAGTCTCACTTTGCGTATCGCTTTCCCTTACAGGTGCTAAAGGTTGCGGTATGACTACAGTGGTATCTACCGTCTGTTTAGGCTGTCCGTATACTTGGTCAGTCATTTCGCGTATAGTTTTCCAATCTGCCTTTTTGATTGCAGTTGCAAGTTTGCGTTCAAAGTATGGTGCATCAATATCATCAGCAATAGCTTTTAGTTCAGGCTCAGATAGCTTCATCATCCGTTCCAATTTAAAACGGGGCGTATCGGTCTTAACCCATCCACCAGGATTTCTATTCTGTGGGTTATCACCAAAACCACCTTTGCCTGTAGGATTAGGAACTTGGTCTGTAGTTGACATATTTTTATTGTACCATGAAGTCGTGTGCTTCACCGCTAGATTCTAGGATAGGCATCTGTCCTGTTAAAGTTTGCCAACGTTTACATATAACGTCTACATAGTGTGGGTCGAGTTCGAGGCCGTAACATTGGCGGTCTGTCTGTTCACAAGCGATGAGGGTAGAGCCAGAACCAAGAAACACATCAAGAACAGATTGCCCTGATTTAGAACTATTGGAAATTGCTTTGACCATAAGTTCTACAGGCTTCATTGTTGGGTGTTCTTTGCTTGAGGATGGTTTGTCTATTTCCCACACGCTTTTATCTTTTCCATCTCCGTAGAAAACGTGTTTTCCTTTTTGTTTCCATCCATAAAGGATCGGTTCGTGTTTGTAGTTATAGTCCGACCTGCCCAAAACATGGTTGTTCTTTAGCCAAATCAGCTCGTGCTTTACCTGCCATCCAACATCGACAAGGCTCATCATCATCATCATCTGATCGCCACCTTGAGGTGCTGTCATGTAATAGCTACACGAATCCGAACAAGCGTCAAGCATCAACTTAAACGCGGGCTTCCAGATCGTTTCCATTGTCTCTTTAGTAGACATATGGTCATTTTCTATTTCTTTTTGATTACGATTTCCTTTGTCTAAGCCATTTAGGAAATTATTTTTAGCTGCATAGCTAACCGAATATGGTGGGTCTGTGAATACCATGTCGGCTTTCTTACCATCCATCAAAAGTTCTACGGTTGTTTTGTCTGTTGAATCTCCACATAAGACACGGTGGTTTCCTAACAACCATAGATCGCCTAGTTTAGATATAGGTGTTTTGACTTCTGGTATCTCATCTATATCTTCAGGTAAGTCTTTTTTGTTATCCCATTCTTGTGATGTATCGACACCCCATTCTTCAAGGTCGGTTTGTTCCCATTCGTTCGCTAAAATATCCCAATCCCATTCCCCTGCTGAAATATTAGATTGGATTACCCATTCGTCGATTTGTTCTTGAGTCCAACCGCTTAAATCTTTGAACCATTCTGGTTTTATAGTAAGTCCGAGTTCTAAGATTGCCCGGTATCTTTGGTTGCCACTAATTATGATGCCATCTTTGTAAGCTATTTTGTTAGCTGTTAGTCCGTCTGGGTTGCGTTCG